AGTTAAAGGGTAGCCTTAACGCATCCAACAAAGATGTGCAGTACATGCTTGAGTTAATCGATAAAGCACAAAGCTTAGACGATTGCGACATCATCTTGCAAGCATGCCCGCAAGAATTCTACGCACAAATAGAACCGTTAGTAAATGTTAAAAAACAAGAACTTAGCGGATTGTTGTAATATCTTAGCAGCATCAATCAAGTTGTTCGGAATTTCCGAACTTGTCAAAAACAAAAACAAAACACAATGGAACAAACTTTATTTAGAGCATCGCAGCTAGGTAAGCTAATGACCGATGCACGTACAAAAACAGGTTTAAGTGAAACAACTAAGAGCGCACTGCTCGAAATCTACATCCAACAGAAGTACAACCGTTACAAAGAAATAAGTAACAAGTATATTGAGAAAGGTGTAGCGGTTGAAAATGATGCGATAGACCTTTGGCGTAGAGAACGTGGCGCAATCGTATTCAAAAACGAAATCAATTTCAAGAATGACTACATCACAGGTACGCCCGATTTGCTTATCAAAGATGGTGGCGTAGTGGTGAACGTGCCGGATATCAAAAGCAGTTGGGACATTCATACCTTCATGGATGCAAAGCTTAACGAGATTAGCAAAGACTACTACTGGCAAGGTCAAGCATACTGTTGGCTAACAGGTGCGCCAAAGGCTACGTTCTGCTTTGTGCTTGTTAACGCACCATCACAAATGATAGATACTGAAAAGTATCGCCTATCATTACGCATGAATCTTATTGATCCACAGAGCAACCCTGAATTTATTAAGAAGGCGCAGCGCATTGAAAAGAATATGATTTATGATATGCCTACTTACTTGAATGAAAATCCAAGTGCTAACCTTGAAACAGACCTTAGCGAATGGATGTACGATATACCAGTACAGGAGCGCATCCACGAAAAGGTTGTGGAGTTTGATGAAGCAGCAATCGCAAAGCTTCAGGAGCGTGTACCAATGTGGCGTGAATATCTTAATACTTTAGCATTATGACACACGGCTCACTATTTAGCGGTATAGGTGGATTTGATTTAGCAGCAGAATGGATGGGTTGGGAAAACAAGTTTCATTGCGAATGGAATGAGTTTGGACAGCGTGTGCTTCACCACTATTGGCCCGATGCAGAATTATTTACAGACATTACAAAATCCGATTTTACAAAGTATGCAAACCAAATTGATGTTCTTACCGGGGGATTCCCATGCCAACCATATTCAGCCGCAGGAAAGCGACTCGGAAAAGAGGACGAACGCCATTTATGGCCTCAAATGTGTCGAGCAATACGAGAGGTTGCCCCGCGTTACGTTGTGGGCGAAAACGTTCGCGGCCTTACTAATTGGAACGGGGGACTGGTATTCAACGAGGTGTGTGCTGACTTGGAAAATATTGGGTATCAAGTCGCGCCCTTTATTATACCTGCGAGCGCGGTCAATGCGCCACACCAACGAGAACGAGTTTGGTTTGTTGCCTACGCCGAAGCTGTCGGATTCACACAGTCAAAGAGAACTGACGAACGGGGAAAACATCAGCAAAACAACGGGAACGAAATACGGTTTGCAATTGATACAGATGGCTCAAGCAATGATGCTACCAACGCCAACGGCAATGGATTCAACCAATGCGACTGCGAACATGAAAAGCTCGCAAGTGAAACCGGGTTCGATGCACTCAATGACATTAACCAGGATGCTATGCACACCGACAGCACAAGCAAGCAGGGGAAATACATCGGACAAAAGAGGGAAGGGAAATTTGACAGATCAAATTGCAGAAATGGAATTAACCAATTCAAAAACTTCCCAACTCAATCCCCGATTTGTGGCGGAGATGATGGGCTTCCCTCCGAATTGGACGGAATTACCTTTTCTAAATGGCGCAACGAATCAATAAAAGCATATGGCAATGCCATTGTGCCACAAGTAGTATATCAAATTTTTAAATCAATAGAAGCATATGAACGTACTTTGCACATTAATCATTTGGGGGGGCATGCACTATGCAACCCCGGCATGGATGGAGAAACAGATACCCGATTGGATGTGGTCACGCTATGAAATACACATAGCACCATACGGTACAAAGCTATCCAGTATCGCAAACGTAGACCCAAAGACAACCGCACTCATAGGATTTAGCGCAGGTGGTTTGGATGTGCTACGTAACTACTCGCAGGATTATGCAATGGTGGTGCTGCTTGATCCATCAACTCGCATCGATTATGCAAAAACTGCATACACCACTAACACCTACATGTTCTATAATCAATCTAATTGGGGCGGTACGAATAAGAGCATGGACGATGTAGCGAATCAAATCAATGCAACAGGTGGTAAGGCTGTAAGCATGAAGCTTAAGCACAGCGAAATACCTGCATACTTTTTTAATCACTTTAAAGGCGACTACTAATGAAAGCAAAAGACAAAGCATGGCAGCTGTACTCAAACTATTTTGATTTAGTCGAAGGCGAAAAGCAAGAAGGTAACTTAGTTGATGTGCATGTGAAAGCACTTAACTGCGCAATCCTTTGCGTAGATGAAGCAATCAGCAACGCACCTAATGACATCCTTAACGATTTCGAAAGCACCGGGGAATTTTACTCCGTGAAAGCCTACTACCACCACGTAAAAAACGAATTACTTAAACTCAATGTACAAAAGAAAGTTACTACCCCTTGAAGATCTACGTGAAGAACGCATAGTCTTGCTTAGCATGTACGCTAATGCCAAAACCAACTACGTTAAAGCAAACTTGTTTAATAAAATCAAAGCAGTTAATCAGGACTTATTTACCATAACTAAAGACACAAAGTATTTATGACACAAGAGAAAAAAGAAACGGCAATGCGCAGGCTTCATTTAGCCCTAAAGAAACGCTTTAAAGGTCAAGCCATACGCATGACATGGGCGGAAATGGAAGGCTTCCTAAATGCAGCGCAAACGATTGAAATGAACCACATCCTTAATGCCTACAACGATGGGTATAAAGATGGTGAAAGTGGACAACCTAACCGAACACAGATTGAACCATGAAAGCAACACTAACCTTTGATCTACCCGAAGAAGAAATAGAATACAACTACACTCTTAACGCTGCCCGGTATAAGGATGCACTTAAAGACATCATGGATTTGATGCGAAGAGAATTCAAGTACGGTGAAAATAGTGAGGAGGTAGAAGGAAAGATAGCCGAACTTTACGATAGGTTTATAGAAATAACGGAAGGATTGTTTAATGAATAGATTTTTAATACTTAGCAGCGGGCGCATCATTGCTGCACCTTGCGATAGCCATGTTTCCAAAGAAACCTACCCAGCGCTTCGCCTTCAGCATCCACCTTTTCCTCACTCCACTCAGGTTGAATGTGATGAAGATACTCATGGATCAACACAATGAGGTAGCGCATTGGTGGTAACGTAGGGTCAATCTCAATAACGTTATCACAGTACAACCCATCTGCACGTTCACGGCCTAACTTGCGATGAATAACTTTGGGATGTTGCTTGCGTTTCATTGTGCTATATTTACAACGGTTTTGTGTTCATACACTTTTCATTGTTTTTGTTATTTGATTGACTAAAGCCCCTGCAACGGTGGGGGCTTTTTCATTTATCGAATCTTACCATTAACAATGCGATAGTTGTTCACTTCAAAATCTCCCGTGTCCATGATACGCACATGAGCAAAACCGTGATGGTGCTTGTTGATGGGCATGTAATCGGGATGCAGTTCGCACAAACATGCCACACTCCAACACGTAGTAAGCTTGCCATTGATGTTAGGCTCTGTATGTTCACTTGCTTGGTGGTGATGACCGCACAATGCGCTATCCTTAGCACGTAAAAATAGACCACGTGCGATGTTTACAGGGCTAAATACAGATGCACCCAGTTCATGCCCGTGCAAGATTGTCAACTTACCTGCATGGATTATCTGCTTATCCGGTATGAACGTAATGTTTAACTCATCAAGTTTCATTAAACTTTCAAAACTAAACTCATTCATGCCTAATAAATCGGGTGCATTGCGCATGATGTAGTGATCATAACGCACATCGTGGTTACCGCACTTGTAATAGATAGCAGCATTCGGGAAAAGCTTGCGTAGCGTTTGCAAAAACTGCCGTGTCATTAGCACTTCATGTCCGAAGTTGCGCTTACGCGGGTCTTTTTCAAATCGGCTGATAGCGTAGAAGTCTATGATGTCACCGTTCAATAGGATGGTGTTAACCTCATTCTCCAAACCGTACTTTAGTGCAAGCGTTAACGCCTGAATGTTATGGTACGGCACGTGAATATCCGACATCAATAGGATGTCATTGTGATTAACAGGTAACTTAAACGGTTTGTAGTTTGATTCCTGTGATGGCGGCAGGTCAAGCGGGTTAGATTCCGATGGCTTTAGTTCATCGAGCAGGCTGCTAAACCCGTTCAACTTAGTTTCCAAGTTAAGTAAAGGGCTTTTGCCTTTATCAATTTGCCCTACTACTTGCGTATTGTTTTTGGCTATGTTGTTATTTTTACACCACGCATGGTACATGCGGGTAAAACTCTTTGGACTGGTACTGATATTATACTTACGCATCGCATCAGCAATACGACTTGTTAGTGTACCCTCGCCTTCGTTTATCTCAAGATAAACCGCAGCGTAATTAAGCCTCATGGTATTTATTTTTGACCTCGCAAGTACCCTGTCAATTCCGCAAGGTTGTTTGATATCAAAATATTCTGCGTAGCTATGGTGTCTATCTTGCTTTCAAGCTTATCAATAGCCTTGTTCTGTTCGTCTTTCATAGCCGTGAGTTTATTATTGAATTCTTCTTTAGTATCCTTTATAGATTCAGCAAGCATAGTAACTTCTCGTTTATGATATGATTCAACAGTCTTAAGTGATGCGCTAACCTTTACAACGTCACGCTTCAAAGCATAATACAACCCGGTAAGCGATACAGCACCACCTATAATTGTTACTAAATCTCTTGGCTGAAAATCCATAACTATAGTATTGTAAAATATATAGTAGAAAAAGCTACCGCTGTGATACCAACTGTGAGCATTGTGTTGGAAATTATTAACCGCCTATTGCGTTTCTTCAAATCTTTTATTTGATTATCCTTCTCAGCATTGACGGCACTTTCAATGCTTTGCTTATTCTCGTAAATAGTCGCTAATGTTTCATAACTCGCTGCCTGTATGCCTGTTATCTTAGCATAGTAGTGCGTCTTTAGCTTCTCCATCTGATACAAACTATCAAGTTCTTTGGTCGTGTTGTACCAGTACATCATGCTATTGTAGTTCAGATTGAAAAGCTGCTGATCGTAGGTTGTAAGTTCGGGTGTAAAATCCTGCCTTGAGTAACGAGTCGGACTTTTTGAGCGTTGTGCGAAACTTACTGTCTGCATTAGCAGGAGTACTATTAAGAATATTAAAGGTTTCATTTTGGTAGTATTCATTGGTGATTTGGTGGCGTTCTATAATGGTATCTGTGCGCATGGCAAGTGAGTCAATCTTAGCAAAGAGTGAATCGGTCTTGTCATTGTTCAGCTGAATGATTTGATACAAGGAATCATTGATAGTATTGAGCCTATCGACAGCCGGATTTTCTTTCTTGTTGCACCCGCGAAAGGTTAGGATAATACCACTACCCACCACGATGATAATGCCGATATAAAGTGCTATGCGCTTCATGCCTTTTTCCATCTTGTAATATGTATGCTCTTGTTCAATGGTCTTATCTTGACATATACACCACCACTACTACGCCCGTCACGTGAACCTGCATCATTGGTATTGCCTTCAATGGTGCGTACTGAATAGGGATTGATACGGTCAACTATACCCGTATGCCCGATGGCCTTATACCTGTTGCTCTTTCTGAAATGGTTGTATGATAAAGTCATGACCAGTACATCATTCGGGTTATACGATTGGTAGAATTTACCGTCCGTATAGATCACATCATTCTTGTTGTATGCAGTTGGTGACCATCCGCTAATTTTGTGAGGTATCCCACACTCATCCAGCATAGCTGCAACAAAGAAACTGCACCAATGGTAGGTAGGTTTCCACCCTTGCAAGCTCATGATGTACTGCAAGTATTGGTCAGTAAATGCCATGTTGTTACCGCCCTTCTCTTTTACGCCTACGAATGATAAGGCCGTGAACCTTACACAATAACCGTCATTAGCGTTCGCAATACGAATAGAAAAGCTGCAAAGTAAAACGCATATAAGAGCAGGTATAAGACAACCTTTTGCCATGTCGTGAGATATGTATTTAGTTCGTACTTTATTTCTTTATCATAGACCGCCTTTTGCAATGCACTAAAGTTGAAGCGTATGCCTAAGAAGGTCACGAAGTTTGCAAACACCATGATGAAACCTGCAAGCACGA